TAGAGGGCAACTTCTTTACAGACAGCGTGGAGGTGACTCACATACTCCTGTCGGTCCCTAAATCGTGAGAAGTAGAGACTCTTGCAGATACTTGTCATCTTTAGTCTTGCCCTAATGAAGGGTCCTTCTCTGTAAATATCTCTTGACAGGAATTCTCTGTGGTGTTCAGGCCAGTGTTTCCACTCAATAACTCTGTCATCTTTGGATGCTGGAGTTGTCTTAACACCCGTCTCATTGAGTGCTGCCACAAGTTTATCAATAGGTGGCCTAGCATCATCAGTACACATAATTTCTATGTCATCACCACATGCTACAACATTAAACTTCTTAAGGCATTCTAAATAATTGCCTGGAGTTGCATCAGAAGCTCTCAGTGCAGCATAATATCCATGCAGGAGGCTGATGACTGATCCCAAGAGATTGGTACCAAACTCACCAGAGTGAAGCCCACTCTTAATGAGAAATACACCATCTCCTGCGTGACAGAGAGTCTGGCTGTATGTTGCTATAAAAGCAGAGAATCCTGGTTCTTCTAGTGTTGTCAGTGAAGCAAGAATCCATAGTCCAACTATGATGTCCATCCTAGAGATGGTCTTGTCAAACTTGCTTCTGTCAAGGTCAACAAATGATGGAAACTGGTTATACTGTGGCATCATAGCGGTAAGATGGGCTGCGACATCAAAACCAGTAATGATACTAGTGTTAGGTCTCATCTTATTGACTACACGCCCTAGAATCTGCTTCTGCACCATTACTGGCACAATATCAGCTGATTGGAACATGCGCTTCTTGCCCATATCTGCTTTCTCTTTTGGTAGGAGCTCATGTTTAATTCTGCCTGAAGCGGTAGTAAGGACGATGTTTCCTTGGAGCATCTTTTGTAGGAAATCAGTGGTCTCTTTATACAGTCCTTGAGAGACTGCATCAGTCTTGAACCTACAGATCTGGTTATTATCAAGATACTCCCCTTTAGTAGCCCTTTTTCTGAAAGACTGGGTTGCTGGCCCAGCTCCAGAACTTCTATGGAGCCCGCCTAGATTCTCACCAATGAGTCCATTTAAGACTTCATGCATGTTCAGTGGCTTGTTGTTTGTGCCAAATTGTGTCTTCATTAAGCCCAGTACATAGTACATTGAGGCTAGGTAGGTTGGTATCTCATAGCTGGGATTTTCCTTGTATCTACTTAGCTCAGTGAGAATAGGATCAGGTATGCCCTTCTCATTTAGAACATACTGACCTCTTTCTACTTGGGTCTTGGTATACTGAGCAGTAATTACACTAACATCACAAAGACGCTTGTCATTAACTATGTCAAAAATTGGGGTTTTTCTTAGCTTGTCTTCAGGTTTTGAGAAAGATGTAAGTCTCCCAATACACTGAATACTATCTGACATAACATAGGTCTTAGGTTTGTGGTCTGATCTAATTTGGTCTATAAAGTGCCTTGTTGATTCAGTGAGAAGGTAATGATCCTCACCCAATTCGACATAGGGCACACTCTGGACTTTACATTTTGGTGTAGCTGCTCCATAGAGATAAGCTAGGACATCTTGGGTGAGAAGAGCCCCAACTGGCATACGTGACTGTCTCATTACGGCTATATGGAAGCCAGCAATAATCCTGTGTGGTGGAGCACTAGGTGAAGGCTTAATCAGGTAGGGTGAGCCACAAGTTCCATCAACTGCAAATGGAGAATTCTCATAGTTGAGAGTGTAGTTAGTAAAGTAGACAACACTGTCTACAACTTGAGATACTCCATTTTTCTCTTGTGTTATTGAGGGAGCATATTGATGTCCA